AATTATGAATGATAAAAAGAAAACAAGCAATTACATTGAGGTAGTTCATTTCTACAATCAAGAGAAAAAATTCCATCAAGATGCTATCAAAGATATCGATAAGATACTAGAGGAGCTAGATTTAGAGAAAAATTGGGATTCAGATTACCAATGTTATGATGTAGGAGGCATCCCAGGCTTAAATGAAAAGCGAAATAAAAGAACCAAAGGTTAGTAAAGCTCTGGTGGAGTATTTAAAAGAGGTTTTACCTCAAGTAGGGTACACTCCTGACAACACTCTTCCAGAAATCATGTATGATTCTGGTAAATTATCTGTTATTAGGTTCCTTGAAGACCTGCATGAAAGGCAGAAAAACCCCTCTCAAGGAGAATAACGCCCTTTAGAAGAAAGAACAATCTTCACCAACAACAACCACAGGAGAAAATTATGGTAGAAGCAGTACTTATGGGAATCAGCCTCGCAATGGATGCGTATGGTAGCAAAAGACAGCACGATAAAGAAAAAATCCAAAGAGTAAAAGCTGAAAGAGCTTCAGCTAAAGCTAAGAGAGAAACTNAAGGAGCGGAAAACGTGAAGGCTCAAGGATTAGAAAAAACAGAAGCCTCTACGTTNCAAACAGACAATCCTTATGAAGCAACAGGTGGCATTCCAATGTCTATCAAGAAGCGACTAAGAATTGGTTCAGGTGCTAACATATAGGAAGCATCATGAGCAAAGAAAGATTTAATAAATTAGAAGCAGANAGAGAACCTTTCATTCGTAGAGCTAGAGAATGCGCCAAGTTGACGCTCCCTCTTGTTGTAAGAGCAGANGATGACTCTGGTGTTACTGATTACGAGGTTCCATATCAATCTGTTGGAGCTAGAGGTGTCACTAATCTCTCCAGTAATTTATTATTATCTCTTTTTCCTAATAATATTCCTTTTTTTAGGCTTCTTGTATCCGATACTGAGTTTGATTCCTTTGGTCCTCAAGGGGAACAAATCAAAAAAGAAGTAGATGCGAGTCTTGCAAAAATTGAAAAGACTGTATTAGAGGAGTTAGAAGATAAAAATCTTAGAACTAGCATCTTCGAAGTATTAAAAAATTTAATTATCTCAGGTAATTCCCTTGTTTATGTACAGCCTGATGGAAATATCCGTAATTATTCTATCGAAGATTATGTTTGTCATCGGGATATTGAAGGGAATCTTACGGATATTATTATATCTGAGCAAATATCTCCTGTTGTGGCTCAATCACTTGATATTGAGCTCCCTTCGGATGTAGAAGAGCTTGGTGTAGAGAAAAATATTAAAATTTTTACATGTGTTCAGCTCCAAGAAGACGGTCAGTACTANGTATGGCAAGAAATCAAAGGGGAAAAAGTAAAAAATACTGACGAATACTACGATAAAGGTAAACTTCCTTGGCTTGCATTACGGCTTACAAAGGTTACAGGGGAATCTTGGGGTCGTAGCTATGTAGAATCAGTTATTGGTGACCTAAAGTCACTAGAAGCTCTCCAAAAGGCTCTGGTAGAAGCTGCTGCTATCTCTGCTAAGACAGTCTTTATGGTAAACCCTGCCTCTACTACCAGAGCTAAATCACTTGCTAAAGCAGAAAATGGAGATGTCATTAACGGTAGAGTTGAAGATGTAGGTATTTTAAGAACAGATAAGGGAAATGACTTGTCTACTGCTTTCAGTGCATCTAATATTATTGAAAAAAGATTATCTTATTCTTTTAATCTGTTGGAGGCTGCAATGCCATCCCAACCTGCTGTAACTGCTACTGAAATTAATGCTATTGTAAATTCTTTAGAGAAGATTCTAGCAGGTACGTATGCTATGCTCAGTTCTGAGTTTATGGCTCCACTAGTAAAACTAATTATTTCTCGTTTAACAACTGAGAACAAGGTTCCAGAGCTACCTGATAAAGTAAAATTAATTATTTCTACTGGTCTCACTGCTTTAGGTCGAAACTCCGATTTAGAGAGGATTATGCAGTTTGCACAGATGGGAGCGCAGATAAGTCCCGAAGCCTTTATGCATCTTGTAGACCAGAAAGCTCTCTTAACCCAACTTGCTACTGCTATCGGTACCCCTGAACTAATGAAATCAGATGAGCAGATGGCAGCAGAGCAACAGCAAGCTATGCAAGAACAACAGCTCTTACAAGAGCAGTCAGAAAAAGACTTAGCGAATCAAACTGCCGCTGATGTCGCGGGTAAGGTCATCCCCGAGATGATGACCACTCCAAAATAAACTATGACAAATAATAAACATACGATTGATACAAACGGGGGAGTTACCTCCGCATTTACACCAGAACAAATGGAAGAACATGGTATTTCAGAAGAACAAGCTAATAGGATGTCCAAGGTTCCTAGTCCAGAACCACCTCAAACAACTCCACCGCATCCAGCTGGAGGAAAAGGCAAAGAAGAGGGAGAAAAAATCCTCGGAAAGTTCAGCAATCAAGCCGAACTTGAAAAAGCCTACAGAGAATTAGAAAAAAAATTCTCACAACCAAAGGAAACAAATGATAAAACGGTTACTACCGATAAGGAAACTGAAGGAAAGGTATCTGCAGATGAAGACACAACTGATTCTGAGTCTACAGAAACTAATAAAGAAAGTTCAGAAGATTCAGATGAACTTAGAGAAAAGTTTGAAGCGCTCCCTGAAGATGATAATAAATTGGCTGTAGCAAAGGCAATCGAATCTCTTCAAGATGACCCTGCTGAACTAACAGATGAGGTTCTTGAAGCCTTTGAGGGTTTTGGAATCCCCAAAGAACTTGTAAAAGAACATGCAGAGCTCCAGGTTTTCAAACAAGAACAAGAAGTAATCAGTCTAATGGAAGCTGCTGGTGGAAAAGATGGGTATGAGCAGATGACTAAATGGGCTCAAGACTCCCTCACTCCACAAGAAGTAAAAGTATTTGATAACATCGTAGATAATGGGACCGTGGAAGAAGTAAACTTTGCTATTTCTAATCTCAAAGCAAGATATGATGCTAACACCCAGCCTCCTACGTCAAATTTAATCAAAGCAGATGCTATCTCTCAAGCTGAAGCAGGGTATCGTTCCCAAGCTGAAGCTCAACATGATATGGAATCTCCAGAGTACGATAAGAACCCTGCTTATCGTCGTAAAGTAGCTGACAAACTACGCCGCTCTAACTTTTAGAGCACAAAACAAGAGCAAAATTAATAATGCTCTTATGAAGGAAAGGCTTTTTAAGCCCTGTTGCAACCTGTTACGATGGGTTCCTCCTAGGATAACTTTTAAAATTTTCTTTATCACACCATAACTTACGCTCAGTGGTGAGAGCAAATCTAACTTGCGCAAGCAAGAAAAACATAAAAATTCTAGGAGGAATATATTATGACATGGGCAAATAATGACCCTGGTGGACTGAATGCAGACGACTACGAGCTGTTTCTAAAGGTCTACGGTGGCGAAGTAGTAAAGGCTTACAACCTTGCTTCTGACGTTCACAATAAACTTCGTTCCCGCACGATTCAAAGCGGAAAATCAGCAACATTTCCTACTATTAGCAAGGAAGAAGCTAAAATCTTTACCCCAGGGCAGGACCTCTTCTCCGATGATAATGGATATGAGTCTGACATGGCTCACGATGAGAAAGTTATCTCAATCAACAAGATGCTTATCGCAACTGCTTTCGTTGATGAAGTAGAAGAAATGATGTCTCACTATGATATTCGGGGTCCTTACGCTGAACAGATGGGTGCTGCATTAGCTACTGCTCATGACCGTTGGGCTATCGCTGCTCTGCTATCTGATGCTACCGCTGGAACTGCTGTTGGGAGTACTGGGTCTTGGACTGCTGGTAACTTTAAGACAGCAATTGAAGAAGCTGCTGGTCTTATGGACAGTGCTGGTGTACCTAAGAAAGGACGTTATGTTCTTGTAACCCCTACTCTCTTCTACTCTTTGATGGGTGAAGATGACGTTATCGGCAGTGATTTCAACACTACTGGTGATAGAGGTCACGTAGGTACTTTATGGTACATGGGCTTTGAAGTCGTCAACAGTGCAATCTGGGATGAGTTTAATGGCGAAACTGATTTAGATGACTCTGGTAAGCCTTTGGAAGATATCGGCTTGGGTCGTGGTGGTGCTTACACTGTAAGTGCTGCTACTGATGTAGAAGGTTTGGCTTTCCAGTCAGATGCTGCAGCTACTGTAACTCTTAAGGGTCTTTCTACTTCTGTAGATTGGGTACCAGAACGTCAAGGTAACTTACTTGTTGCGAAACAAGCTATTGGTGTTGATGTCCTTCGTTCAGAAAGTATCATTACACTGAAAGGTTCATAGTATTATTATATTATAGTTTGTGGGGGGGCGTGTCAAGCGCTCCCTCACTATTTTTAACCAAGGAGAAAAAAAATAAATGGCAATAGGAACAACTAAACTGCAAGCAGTCAATACTATGCTTTCTGTAATCGGAGAGTCAAGTACAAATACGCTGACGGGAACCGTACCTTTTGAAGTGAGCTTGGCTGAGGATATCTTAGATGAAGTTATCAAGGAACTGTGCCAGGATTCTTACGTGTTTAATACTGAGCTAGATATCACTGTAATTCCAGAT